TTCAGCACCATCAACTCCTTTAACATCATCAATGTGCCACCATTCGGCTAACCAGTCAGGATCAGTTAATCGAATAATATCCTCAGCAGTAGGAATCTTTTGTCCATCAGGCAAGTTAATTTCAATCATTACTTTCATAAATCTCATCCTCCAAATCAAGAATTAAACAAACATTTTCTATTTTTGCTTGAGGATTTTCTTCTTTAAATGCTTGAATCGCTTCATAAGCATCTTCACCCAAATAACAATCGTATGATGGATCGTCACTCTCAAAATACTCAATCATATAACGCTTAATTTGATTCATAAAACCTCCACAATTCTAAATTCATCATGTAAATACGGCTCTTCCAAATTGCCTTCTCTGTAATCCTGTTCGGTATCAGAGATAAACTCATCCAGTTCTGCCTGTGCTTGTTCTTTCGTTTCATATACAGTCGGCTCTCCTGTTTCGCCATTGTGCCAAACATTCTCCCAACCATAAATAAACTCTTGCTCAACTATGAACGGCATCATTCACCTCCAGTAATTTATCTAAATAATTTTCAGCATCAATGATGCAAGAATCAGCACAAGACATTACGCTTTCTATGCTTGTGTGATTATTCTCACAAGACCAATGGTAAACATCATCTAATAGTCTTTTTGCTTGATACAAAATGGCTTTATAAGCCCTGATATCATTCTCAGACATTTTCAACCTCCTGTATCTCATATAAATTCCATTCAGATGTGTTATCCACTTCTTTGAAAACACCACCATCCAAGTCTCTTGCTACATCCCAAGCGTCTTGTCCTTCTTCTACATCAAACTCGCACACTAAATCGTATGAAATTGTGGCGTAAGCCTTATATCGTTTCATATTAAAACCTCATTTCTACTATGCGAACATCTTCAGGTAACGGCAAAGATTCTAAATTGGCATTTTGAGGAATTGTTTCTTCAATCATGTCATCTTCAAAAAAACACTCAAGTGCTTCTTGCTTGGTATCAAACAACATACCATCTTCACGCAAGTTATCCCATCCATACTTCGAACCATAAAACTTCTGAATAATAAATACATTAGTCATAATTTCTCCTAACAGTTATGATTACCGAAAGTGGCAATCCCTATGCCCAATTAAGGGCATGAGGATTACAGCACTACCAATGCACTTGACTATCTAAATCTTTCACATCAACAAAGTCCTCTGCCCTTCTAAAAGAACCTATATAAAAAGGGTAACTATCTACTGTTCCCATATCACACTTCTTTAAGGATTCAACAACATCAAGTAATGCAGTTTCTAAAGATTCATAATCATAAAAATACATTTTGATTTCTAGTTTCATGGCTTACCTCAATACTGGCAAACAAAAATCAGTTTCATGCGAAGTGAAAAGTGCACCTCCACCATTTCCTTCATCATCACGACTGGGATAAAACCATGTCCCATCATCTACTTGAAATGCTATTGGTCTTTCATACCAACCCATTTCCCACGCTTCATCATGGTCTAAATAACGCACCTGAATGATTCTTTTGCCAAGCAATAAACTCTCGGCTTTTTCATTCCAAATCTTGTTCAAATCTTTCAAAATGATTCCTCCAATTCTTCGTATTCCTGTTTAGTTTTGATCAATTCTGCTTCTAACTCGGCTTTTTCTGTATCAGTTGCAGTCTTTAATTGCTCTTCAATATTGTGGATGGTATCCAGTAGGTCATCAAGTTTATATTCCTTAATGCTCTCCGAGATTCCATATTCCTCGTCTATGTTTCGAGGTATGTTTTTACGCACCCATTCATAATCATTTTCAATGTCATAGCAATCTTCTAGGTCATTTGTCCAGTAACCACAGAACGCACAACCACTTTCGTAGTAAGTTGCCTCTACTTCAAAACCTTGTTCGGCAAGTTTTTGATAGATTCCTACTGGAGGACTCCAAGCACTAGAAAAACTAAAAGAGATTTCATGGTCGCTGATATTGATGTCATAACCTTTAGTTTCAATCTCCCATTTTGTCCCCCAATGTTGCACCCTCCAGTCCCACCAATTACTAGGATTGATAGTAGGCATATATGCTTGTGCCTTCTCTTCTTCAGTCTTGGCATACTGGGCTGATATCTCAGGGTATGTTTTTTTGACTGGTGTTACCGAGTAATCAGGTTCAGGGTAAATAGTCGCAAAAAACCTTCCTCGTTTATAGGCAGTTACCAGTTTCTTTATCTTCCGTTTATTTTTGTGACTGATAGTCACAGCGTTATCGCACCAATTAGGCATAGTATTCCTCCAAAGTTTCAATCGTTGTATCAAGGTCTGCATTATGAAGAACATCATTCTCTTCAATCCACTCCCATGTTTTTTCTTCTGCCTCTGCTAAAGTTTGTGCATCAATCTGCACATCTTTAGTAAAGGTCGTAGTCACTACCATATTAAATATTGGCATTTTCTAATTCCTCCATTGGGTAAACATCTGTATAAAAAATAGGCTCTTTGATAATCTCTAAAACTGTTGTGCCTTCGTCTAGGTCATCTCCAACCTTTAACTGGGCAAATTCTTCTTTCGTCATTTCATAATACAAGTGTGAATCAATCCAAGAATCCCATAAAATTTGAGGAGGAATACCATCCTCTAAAATGCCAATCTTTACATACTGTGGCTCATTCCAGTCATCTACTGTGACTAAAACTTCATAGGCAGTAACAATAAACATCCGTCTCATGTTTCCTCCGTTAATACTTTGATTAGTTTTCCATTGGATTTAGTCTCGATTCTTTTAAGACTATTCCATCCCAAATATTGCTCAACCCACTCACACGCCTCAAGAAAAGACGGCAAGGTGTGGGAGGCAATAACCTCCAGTTTGATGTTATAAATAAGTGCTTGCATCAGAATCCCCCAGTCCTAAAAATCCAAACAAGGGCAAGACCACCACCAACAACAAGGGCAAAGATTGTGCCTAAAAAATAATCCTTCATTTTGTTCTCCTAGCAGTTTGACAAAGACTGTCTCTCGACAGTTTCGGATATTGAATCCTCATCAGTTTGTCTTAAAATCTTTTCCCATCCTCCGTAAAAGTGTATCCATTGATAATCAGCACTTCATCAACGGATTCATCTGAATATTGATATTCCCAGTCCCTCACAATGTCCTTCAATGCCTCGTCTATTGCCTCATTAAATGCCTTGAGAGCACTACCAGTCTTTTGCCAAACATCTACAAATGTTGTCCACAATGTGCAGTCTAGGTAATAACCAGTCGGCATCTGTGTGGCATCATACTGTTTCAGTTTCAGTCCTCTAAAATGGTGAGTTTCGGCAGTTGTATCAATGAAAGATGGTGCAAACGCACCGACAGAATAGTCCTTTACCTTTACCCCAAACTCTTTACAAAATGCGTCTATTGAGGCTTTGGCATCATGCCACCAAGGATAATCTAGTCCTTGCTTATACCATTCTCTTGCTCTGTCCTTTGCCGAATCGTCTAATTCCTCAAAGTTATAAACTTTAGTTTCGATAATTTCCATCATGCCTCCTCATAAAAGTAGTCGGATTCAATAACCCCATTATTCATACAAACTTCTTCTATCATGTTGAAATACTTTGATTCTGAAATTGCTTTACTGATTAACTCCTCGATTAAGATTCTGTCGGCATCATCTACTGTTTCCCAGTCGTAAGAATCAGTTAAACGGCTCACCAAAGCCCACGCCACTTGTTCGGCTGTTGCATTGTGATAATTGCTAATTTGTTCTTTCATGTTTCATTCTCCTAGCAGTTGAGTAAGATTGACTCTCGTCAATTTCGGATAAAAAATCCTCGTCAGTTACCCTAAAATACATTCTCTTAATGTTCGCATTTCCTCAGTCCAAGACTGGCAAGGCACATAGTCAGCACCAATAGGGGTTAATTTCATTCTGTTATAAATGCCGTAAGATTGAAACAGGCTCAAGGGCATGTTTAGCCGTCTTTCTAATTTTTCTTTGGTGCTCTGTCGGCATCCTTTCCCCACTAGGTCGAGGATATCTCTTATTTGGTAATCGTTAAGGTGTGTTGGTGCACCCTCTTTGAATTTTGCGTCATGTATTGCATAGTCTAAGTTTGTCATTTTGGAATTCTCCTAGCAGTTTGAATAAGATACCCTCTCGGATATTTCGCCTCATCAAGGCTCATCAGTTATTCTTTCTTTCAAAAATTGGCTTGTTGATTTCCATGCACTCATTAAAAACGCCCTCGTAAAATTCTTGTTTAAAATTGTTGTATGAATGAATAGGTCGGTATTTTCTCCCTATAATGTCCCAGTCCTCGCCTACGATATACAGCCCATTGTCCCCATTGTCGCAGTCGAGAGAATCAACAGGACCAACACCGAGAGAAAGATTCCCTCCAAAGAAATTCCCCACCAGTTGAGAAAATCTAGCAATTCCGTAAGAATCACGAACAGGGGAACGGATACCCAATTCCTTTGCACAATCTAGGAAGGCTTTAACTGATTCTGTCCCACCATTCCAATGAAGATAAACACCAGTAGAAACACCCTTAAAACTAATGACGGCACGATTTCCCATAATAAAAACTCCTAGCAGTTGTAAAAGACAATCTCACGATTGTTTCGCCTCATGAAGGCTCATCAGTTTTACTTTTTAAGGGGGTTTAACTCTCGGCAGTCCATGTATNCAAAAATGATGTGTTTGGCTCTGTTGATTAACATTCTCACGCTTTCAGAATCGCCAAATTCTTGAGATTCTTGGGCATCTGAAAGAATAGAGGCAACAAGCATAGGGATGTTGTTAGACTTGGTGACCATGTTGTCCAATGTCTCCTCAGAACATCCAAACATTTTGTATTGAATTCGTAATTGTGCTCCAGTTAAAAAGGCTTCAGGGTTTGAAAATTTATCGTTTGTAAAATTGTATGTCATCTTAATTTCTCCTAGCAGTTGATTAAATTAAATATCACCTATTGATGATGTCTCAATTATAAAGCATGTTGAATATTGCTTGTCAATACCCTTTTGCAAAATAGTTGAAAATATTTTTCAGCCAGTATTTATAAGGGTTTGAGACGGATTCTAGGGGGATATTGCAGGGTAGAGGCTCACAAAAAAACAAAGCAGGGCACGAGAACACGCCAAAAACCACCAAAAAGCCGAAGGCGAACAGTCCAAAGGTCACAAAGAGACAAGAGAGAGAATACACAGGGAAGTTGATAATCTTTCCCCAGTTGCCCTATACTTGGGTAATGAACATTCCGAGAATATACCTATGAAAAAATTGACAAAAAAAGAAATAGCCGAAGGCATACAGTCAATCCCAATCGAAAGAATACTAATGGGTGCTAATAGTCCTAATGGATTAAAACTAACCAAGAGACAAAAGGAATTCGCAGAGCAAGTAGTAAAGACTGGTAATAAGACGGAGGCATACAGAAGGGCTTATACATCCAATGGGAAGAACACCACAGCATCACGCAATGCAAACACAGTTGCAAAAAATAGCAAAGTGCAGACATACATTACAGCCCTTGAGACGGCTAAAGAAGTGGAGGAATATCTTTTACCCACTCAGTTGAGGACAATGGCAATTCAGAAATTATCCTCAATGGCTCTCAATGACGAGTTACCACCAGCCCAACAGTTGAAGGCTCTTGAGTTGGTCGGCAAGATGTCGGAAGTCTCATTATTTTCTCAGAGAGTAGAACACATTCACTCAGTCGATAGCAACACGCTGAAGGCTCAGTTACTTACAGCCATCACAACGGCAATAGGAAACAGTCGCACGCTTCACTCTAAGACAAAGAGAACGGCTCAAGAGTTGCTTAAGGAAATACAAAACAATGATGAAGATTCCAATTTTCCAACACTAGAAATTTCACACTATCCCACCCCCAACGATTTCCTAGAACACGAACCCCCACCCACCCCCACCCACCCAAATCCGAGTTTGACCATAGGTTTGGAATTGCATA